AATTTTGCATAGGTTTTTGCATATCTTTTTAGTTTCTTTTTATTAGCCAGTAACTTAATACCACCATCAATAGTATCCTCAAAAGTTTTTACACCTCTAAAAGCACCTTGATCTGTTAATTCATTAACCCTGTTTACTATTAAGTCAAATTGTTTATTGGTATTACTGACCTGTTCTGGGTTTATCTGGTTAGGTGTAAACTCAGGATCACCTATATTCTTACCTTTGTCCTTGTTTAATTTTGCAGTAGTAGATGCTTTTTGTTTTTTATTATCTTTTAGATTTTTTATTCTTTCTTGTTCTTCTTTTAAAGTACCAGATAGTTTTGGTTTTGATTTATCTATTTCATTTACATTGATCTGGCTATTTGCTTCATCTATTTTATTTGATAAGTTTTCTAATTCTGCAACATCTGTCTTAGTTAATGCCTGATTAATCTCATCTGCTGATTTACCTTTAAATCTTTTACTAAATTTATCAATAACTTTTGGAAGACCATCTATACTTAATTTAAAACCAGTACCAAAAACAGCACCAACAGTTGCAGAATTTTTTAGTTCTTCTGCTGTTAAAACTCTTTGTTCATCTATAGCTGTACGAACTGCATTTTCACCAACAGCAAACACCCCTGCCTGTCCAGCAGATTTAGCAACACCTTTTACTCCTTTAGCTGTAGCTCCACCAGGTATCATCTGAAAACCACCTGCCGCTATAGCTTCACCCCAACTAATATTATCTTCACCTCTGATAGCTTTTTGTGATGCTACATTTGTACTAAAACCAGAAGCAAAGTTAATAACACCATAACCAAGTATTCCAAAAGGACCAGCAGCTAATAGAGGTGTTGTAAGAAATTCAGTACCGATACCAGCACCAACTTCAACACCCAGACCTGCTGTTTCTCTTAAAATATTATTATTGTTATCAGTATCTTCATCGACATATTTAAAAGACTCATTAGCGAAATAAGAATTGTTGATTGCATTTTCTTTATTAACAGTCTGATCCCAATCTAAAAAACTTTCAGTGTCTTTATATTGTTCTGTAAAATCATCTGTAGGTTTAGATCCAATACCAAAAGCACCTGCTGGAACAGTATTTTCTTCTTTAGAAATTAAATTGGAATCAGTCATTCTTATAGTTTGGAGATTTCTTTACGAGCTTTAATCAAGGCAGCTTTAACAACTGCTGCTTTTATTCTGGCAACATTACCAGACTTATCATCATCATACCGCCCTTTTCCATCTGGACCTTGTATGGCAGCAAATTCAAGTGCTAAATCTTCATGTGCTGCGTTTAAATCGTCACTTTCACCAAGTAAATATGCTGTAAGGTTTGGACGTTTTTTACCACCTGTCACCATTCCCCAGAACAGCCTGTCTTGTACCGCAGGTGTCATTATTGCATCACTAGCTATACCTGCTGTTTCTCTTACTTCTTTCAAGACACCAGGAGTTAATTGATAAGCACCAACAGCAAATACTTTACCTTTATCTTGCATCTGTTCCATTTCAGCTATTGTTTTACTGGTTATGTCCATCTTGCCTGCTGAAGCAGTTGTACCTTTGTTAAAAGCATTATAGGAGCCACTACCTAATGATTCTCCACTTCTTACAATCTCAGCTATTTTACCAAAATCAGGTACAGGTTTATCTTTGAATCTATCTATAAAACTTGGTACAGGTGCAGGTATTATTAATTGTTGACCTACTTGTATAAGGTTTGGAATCTCAATATCATTTGCTTTTATAAGAGCATCAAGTTCAATATTAGAATCTTTTGCAATAGCTTCTAACGTATCTCCTGATTTAACTGTATAAGATCTAGGTTTGCCTTGTAGACCCCCTGCCACAACAGGACTAGAGAATACATCTGCAATCTTGCTAAATTCTTGACTTGTAAGCCTATCTTTTATTAATTTAAAAAAGTTTTTTTCTGGTCTATCATCTTTAGGTTCTTCTACTGTTGGTTCCTCCTTTTTAGGTTCCGGTGTTATTTCTGTTTCTATAAATTCTTCGTTATAAATTTTTTCTGCATCATCAAAATTTAATCCGTAATCATCAACTAAAGCTTGTATTTCAAGTTCTCTTTTTGATTTAAAAACATCTGAAAATTTATCTTGAACTATTTCTGCATCTTCATCTTTAGCATCTCTAAGTTCTGTTAAGTCTTTATAATATTCGTTCTGTATTTCTCTAAATTTATCTTCTCTTTCCTTACCATCTAGACCAGGTACATAGATTTCATCTAGAAAACGTCTGTCATAAAATGTTTTTAAACGTAAGTAAGGGTCTCTTAAACCTATATTTCCTTGATCCCAATAAAGATTTCCTTCTTTATCAACCTTGCCAATAAGTTTGCTGCCTTCTGTATGAGTTCTTTGTATTTTTGAATCGTAATTAACGCTTTTTGCTGTAGAAGCATTTGCTCTGTCAAAAGATAATTTATATCTTTTTTCATCTTCTGGGGTCATACTGCGACCAATTTGTTTTTTAATAAATTCAAGATCAGTAAACATTTGATCTCTATTATTTGCATAATATTGCGTAGCAACTTTACGATCAAAATCATTAAATAATTCATCTCTATCGGTAGCTACTATTTCAATAGTGTCAAAAACAAATTCTCTGAGGTCTTGATTTTCTAATAATATTTTTTCTGCAAGGTTTATATCATTAGGATTTTCTAGTAATAATTGTTGTATTCTTTTCTTTTCTTTTTCTTCAAATTGTTCTTTTTGAAATTCTTTCAGATCATTTTCTTTTTTAATTAAACCTATCTCAAAGTTGAGCATAGTTTCACCATACAAATCACCAACTACTCTTTGTTTTACAGAGCCATCCTTCTGTATTTCTCTTTGTCCATATTTTAATTCTTTAACCAAATCAAGATATTTTGATGCCTCTGCATAACCTCCCTGTCCTCCTTCTCTACTTATATTAAATATTCTGGCAGCCTGATCTTTAACAATTTTCAACATATTTTCACCTGACACATTATCAGTCATACCTAGACCATAAGACTCCTCTATAAACTCCTGTATAGTGTCAAGTGCCTGTTGTTTTGTTAATCTGCCTTCATCAAATAAAGACCAGTTTGTAAATATTGTTTCTCTAAGCTGATTGTTATTACGTTCAATTTTAAATTCGCTGTTTTCTTTTAAGTGGGTATCGCCAACAGATTCAAGAGTTTTTCTTACATTTGGTGTGTAAAGATCAGCAATGATTGTAGGTCTTATCTTCGTTAAACCTTCTGTATTAATATTTAAAGCTTCCTGTTGAAATTGATCATACTCAGGTGAACTGATATCAAAGTTGCTGATTGGTATTGATACTGTTTCACCATTTACTACTTTATTTATTCTGTAATTGTTATAGAGATTTTTTATTTTTCTGTCAGTGCTTGCTGCAAGTAAGGCTGCATCCTGTTTTTCATAACCATATTGAGCGAAAATATTTCCACCAATTAATTGTCTAGCTTTTTCTTTGCCATCTTTATTTTTGATTTGATTAATAACTTTAGGTAATTCTTTTTTACTTTCCTCCATTCTTAATTGCATACCTCTAGCTATTTCTTCTTCCTTTTTTTGTTCTAGTTTTGTACCAATAATCTTTTGTAAGGCTGGATTTACGGTAGCCAGAGCAGATGTAAGTTCTTCAATACCAGTTTTAGGTTGAACACTGGGAGGTGCTACAAAAGTATCTACAGGACTAGCTGAAGATCTGAAGGCTGTACTTTGAAAACTAGATGACATAAAAATTAACTAAATGTACCAACGGATGCAAGGGTTGAGAGTCCTTGAGTGGCAGTATTAAGAAGGACAGAACCCAAAGAAGGTATCTGGTTATAAGCCTGATTAATATTACTTTGCAGTTGATTTCTTCTGTTTAAGAACTGTGCTTCTGTACCTTCAATATTTCTAGTGTATTGTCTTCTTGCAGATTCCAAAGATTGATTTATAGATTCTCTGTAATTAGCAGCCTGCCTTTCCTGATCCTGTAATAACAAACCAACAGTTGTACCTGCACGTTCTGAAGCTACTATCTTTCTACTTGCTATAAGACTTTCTATGTTCTTGGCAAATATATCCTGTGCTGAAGCTTTTTCTGTTTCTGACTTCTGTTCTGATAATGCCTGTTGTTGTAATCTCTTTGAATCTTCTGCTGATTGGTTAGCTATTAATGAGGATTGAAAAGTCTGATTAGCTGTTGATTTTGCAGCAGATCTCTGTGCAAGACCAGAAGCAGCAGTAAGACCAAGAGAGGCAAGAAAAAGATTACTAGCACTTGCACCTAGCCCAAATAAACCTGTAGCACCAGCAGCAAATACACACATCTATGCGATCCTCAGAAATTCGTAGAATGGTTTACCCTGGATTCCATATTTTTCGTGGTATTTGATAAAGGTAAAACCGAGAGACTTTAACCACTTGATAGCAGAATCATTCTCTGCATATACAAAATTATATAGGATTTTGTATTTTTTCAATAGGTTATCAACCCATTTACGTCCTTTTCTTATCAGTTGTATTTTATATTTTGTATTTTCAAATAAACTATCTGTGGCAACCATCCATATAACACCACCACTAACAACCCCACAAAGACCTATGGGGTGGTCATTATCATCAGCTATAGCCATATTTACATTGCTGCATATATAAGTGAACTGAAGGGCCTGTAGTGGTTCCTGTCCTGACTGATAGTAAGCCTCCAACTTGTCTACTTCTCTCATGTTGTCAGCTACATATCTAAGATCCTGTAGATTAGCCTTTCTTAAATGTCCCATTACACTCTCCTACTTCTCATATGGAACATAGCTTCATATTCGGCACTTGATAATTGAGTAGGCAAGAACGTGTCGTTTTTTACATCTATATTCACTCTATCTGCTCTTGACATTATTGGCACACGAAACGTACCTGTCTCTAAATTAATCTGTCCGATAGCAGATGAAGCAGCACCTAACAAACGACCAGTGAATTTATGAGTAGATGTATCTCTATTTTCAGGAGTGACTTCTACTTTAAAGAAACCTGTATCCTCAAATTTGATGTAAAAATGATGCAGTTGTAATCGACCACTTATATATTCACCCCCTGCCTGTCCACTTGTACCGGCAGTTAATCTCTGTGAACTGAACCTATAGTGCATTTCATAAGGTTCACCGATAATAAATTTACTGTTTCTGAAATCACCACTGGCTGTAATGGTGGATGTAGATCCATCAGTGGAGTTGGTTGTTGTTAACACCTGCCCTGATTTCAGTGTTTTGGTATTGCCCTGTGTATCAACAAAAGTACTTGTCTCTCCATCTGCTAAATACCTACCGACAACATTCATACTTGCCCTTAGCCTGTAAGGCACAGTAAATGTAGTTACATCAGTACCGGAGTCATATGCCACTGCTACACCTGTAGTTGCTTCTGTAACCTTATGATCTAGGTGAAACTGAAAGTCTGCATTGGCTTCTCTGAAATCAGTCTCAAAAGGGATCTTTTCCAGTGTTACCTTATTAGCTTCTTCTACCACTGCAAAGAGATCAGTACCAATAAAATCTACATTTTTAAAAGACCTGTTGCTGTTGATCGTAAAGGTAAACCAACTGTTCAGTATCTTTTCTCCCTGCCCACCATACAACCATCTGTTGATGTACAACTTATTAGGATTATCTGTACCTAACAGAACCAAGACATCCTGGTTATTAGATACTGCCATCTTGAATATATTGCTTGGTATCAGTCTTGGTACATGGATAGTGATATTAGCTGCATCTCTTATCTCTTCTCCCTGTGTTATATATTCTCTGATACCAGCAAAAGATCCTTTCTTGGTTAAAAAATAAATAGAACTACCAGAACCTACAGGTTGTGCATCATCACTACTTTCAAATTCTGTTGCCACTATGACGTTAGCTGATTTAGGTGTTAACGAATCAGATGATGATGTAAGTACAAACTGTGTTTGTTCAGAAAACAGGATCAACTGTTCTCCCATAGTCACTGCATGCTTAAGAATAGCCACCTTGGTATGAGAGGCAGCAACATCAATCGGTTCACTATCTAATACTGATATAACAGTTTCTGGAAAAAAGTTAAAAAATTCTGATACACGACTGAGGACAACATTATCACCAGCTAAAAATCCGAGCCTGTTTCTGAAGAAGAAAACATTATTGATTGTATTACCGATAAAAGAAGGGTTGGGTGCAGAATCTAAATCACCAACAGTTCTTTCACCCCATTTAGGTAAGGTAAAATTATTAGTTGCACCAAAACTACAATTACCACTTGTTGTTTGAGAACTGGAACCTGTAAAACTAAATGTATTAGCATCAGGTGCTGAGTTAACAGTAAAAGATCCATCACTGCCACTGCCAGTTGTAAAATCAACAGTTATTGAATCACCAGCAGAAAAACCATGATTAGTAGACGTAACAGTTACAGAAGTACTTCCTGATTGACTGTAAGTACCAGTTTTTGTAGGAACTGAATAGGCATCTCCATCAACTCTTGCAAATCTAAAATTACCATCAGCCTGTCTTATCAAGACATGAGGCATTGTGTCGTAATCAAATCTTTTACTAATACCTAATTTTGCTGTTTCTTCCCACTGTCCTTCTTCTAATGTTCCATCTGCTGTAGTGTTATTAGTGACAAACTTTACATAGTAATTATCAAAGTTAGTATCCTCATCTCCTTTTACTTCTACCACATAACCATTAGGTGCAACTGTAGGAAGATCAGTAAATCTTTGTATAGAATTTTTTACTAATGTTGTTTGTGAGTTGCCTTCAGAATCACCTAACTCTATATCAAAATCAGAATTGTCATTTTTAAAAATTCTAATTACTGGACCGTTAACAGAAAAATTAAAAGTATTACCAGTAGTACCTGCTGTTAAAGCTGTTCCTGTTTCAGTTACATTGCTGGCATCAGAAGTTAAGGCATCTTTAAGTCTTTCAGCTGCAACTGTAGTATTGATAAGGTTAGCATCAGTACCTGGATTGAATACACATTTACGACCATCAACTTCTAATGTGTAATCAGTGTTAGCTGAAACTTGGTTTATAAAAACTATTGCCTGATTAGTAATATTTATAAATGAAGAACCGTCATAATATAAAGGGCCACTTGTCAAGGTATTATCCATTGCTGTTGTGATGCTTGTATTAACAACAAAGGTGAAGTCAGCAATAGTTACAGTTTTTATTACACTTCTAGGATCTGAGGTATTTAAGTAAGTTGTGCCATCTGGTTTGTTTACTGTCTTTTCCGTTCCATCAAGTTCATATACTTTGACATCACCATTACTGAATATCGCTACATACTGTTCATTTGCATCTCTATTTATGGTTTGAATATGAACATTACCTAATGAGGAAGTGCTTAGTGCCGTTACATATTGCAAACCAGGTCGTTTTACAAGACCGATGACAGGATTACTGTCAGCATTGTCCTGTATATCAGCATGATCAGCCTGCTTTGTAGCATCTGAAGATTGTGATATACCTCTCAGCAATGTTGGTATTGCTCTTGATATAACACCCATAGTTATCTAATTAGTGCGTTAGCTGGTGAGTAGGTATCAAAGACACTTGTTAATGAAGGATCACCTCTTAAAAGGTTGTGATCACCATTAGCCAAGTCTGTTTCCATCAGTATAGCTCTTGCTCTTATTTCGTCCTGTTGCGTATATGTCCGTAACCCATCATCACTGACCAACCTGTCAACAAAGATACGGGCAGCCTTGATGTTGATATATCTTTTTGCCTGCTCTGGTATCTCATCAAAAGTTCTGAAATAGACAACAGTACAGATAAGATCTTCATCAAACTCATACTTATTATTTAACCTGTCATATAGTTTCAGACCACGCTGTATCGCATCAATCGTAGTGTGTTGATGAATATTAGGATCAACCCTAAGAACATCTGTTGAAAGGGCTATCTGATCAGATCCATCTCTTGTGAGAGTGACATCTATTTCAGTATTAAAAGACCAACCTTCAGATTGAACTTCTTTGTTGACTTCTGTAAGAGTCGATTGTGCCAACCGAGCATCTACAGGAAGTGTACCTGTAAGGCTGTTGATAGGAGCTTCTCCTATGGCAGCCAGCATAATGTTGACAGCTTCTAGTTCAGTGGTTGCAGCTACAGTCATGTGTTTCTAACTCCGTAATAAAGTTTTGGATTGAAACGTCTTATTTTTTCTTCTAATAATTCTTGTCTTGTTTTCTTCTTTTTCTTACCAAATTTCTTTAATTCTCTGTAGTAAATAACACTACCGTTAGTAATTTTTAAAGCTTTTCTATTATTCATGGTTTTTTACTTTTTTATTTTAAGTGATTCTCTATTACCCATCTTTTTCTTCTTCTTTTTTTTAGATCCGTGATACATGATGTTCTCCAAATAGTAAGAGAAGAGTACCCATTGCTGAGTACCCTTCGAGGTAAGTTAAGAAGCAGATAACTTGATAGTAGCTGCACACTCTGGACGGAGGATTCCATGACCAAGAGCATATTTTGCAACCATCAATGTACCTTGATACATAATTCCGTAGTCAGAACCAGATATCTCAGTAGTCATATCCATAAGCTTCACAGTACCAACTGCTGACTTGTGGAAGACAAGACCGATAGTTTTGCTGTCATCACCTGAGTAGGTGTTGTTAGCTCCACTTGGGTTTGATGATACGTTTGACTGAGGTACGTTGTTACTCATCATCACTGGAATACCAGCAATCTGTTGTATACGACCTGAAGCAAATGAACCATTGCCACCTGGGTTGAAGTCAACATCTACTGTTCTTGTAGCTGATTCAGCTAACTTGTAGTACTCAGCAGGTGGTAGTACACAGAAACGATCTGTTGGAGGGATGTCTCTTTCATCAAATGCCTGTGCAATGTCATAGATAGCTGCTGCTAACTCATCACCAGTAACATCAGATGAAGATGTATTACCGTTGGCAAGAGTAGAAACTAATCCACCATCACCACCTGTAAGTGTTGTAGATGCTCTTGAAGCATTAGCGATTACCTTCGCTACGTTCTGATCATAGGTTTTAGCTAAAGCCTTACCTAATTCATCAGCGTATGTCGCACGAACATCGTAATGATTCATAAGCTCGTCAAGATTGCTGACGAAAGCTTGTGATATTAAAAGATCATCAATAGAAATAATCTTCTCATTTGCCAAGATCTGGTTTGCACCCACTAATGGGTTTCCTGGTGTGTGATATGCAGCAGTTGCAGTACCTGTAACAGGAAACTGTGCTGATTTACCAGAAGTAATAGTTCTTACAGAATGAAGCTGGTCGTTGAAAATGTTATTTCTAGCAAAGGCTGTTAGAACCTCACCAGAGAACACTTTCAGAAACAGAGCTTCAAAGTCTGTTCCACTATTGTTTACCAGACCAAGGCG